GCCTTATTGGCTGCATCAGCCGCATCCGTAGCCTTTTTAATCGCCGCCGCTGAATTAGTAGCGAACTTGTCCAAGTCTGCTTGCATATCGGCGAGCATCGCGTCTATCTCGTTTTGGTATGCGGCTTTTTGTGCGTCTGATATATCCACGTCCTCAAGCACAATAATGCTGAACGTATCCGAGGTAATCTTTCCGCTGTCGGTAGATAACTCGAAGTATGCGAGACGTATGTCTCCCGTCATGGCGGCCATATTGCTAGTCATCGTGTAGGTGCATATGCCCTTCGCGCTATTAGTCTTGGTGACTGCATCGCGCACATATTGACCAGCTCGGTTACGTGCCATGAGCTTAATCGTGTAGCCAGTGAGGTTAAGCGCTTCATGGTCGTTAGTGAGCGTGGCCACGATGTCGGTATCCGTGTATTCGCCGCGGCGTATGATTAGCGGCTTGATTCTGCCTTGTCTGCCGCTAGATTTGTTGAGGTCTAGCGTAATGGGTATTGTTCTAATCGCCATCTGTATCCTTTCGCCATGTAATCCTGTAGGTTGGTATTATCTGCATCTGTGCGTTACCGTCTGGTCTATCGTCTATCGTGATTGCATCTACCTTATCCAACGTGTCGCCAGGAATGCCGTCTCTAGTGATGCGCCCATCAGCGAGCGCACAAGCATAAGCGAGCACCGAGTTGCCATCGTCTAACACATCGTCCGCGCCTGCGAAGTCTGCCACGTTGTTGCGTAGCCATTCGTAAGCGCTCGTAATAGACATATCCGCATCATAAGGCGCTGTGTAATACTGCGTGGAGATATACACGTCCATCGCACTACCGCTCTCAATAGCTGCTTGTTCTTCGGCGCGTGTATCCTGCGAGATGTAACTTGCCACTTCGATGATGTTTTGCGTGTTGCTAATGGAATTGACCGATACCACGCGGTGATACGTAAGTGGTATATGCGTTGATGTCTCTGTCTTGACTGTTAGTGCCATGTGTTGTCTCCTTATTTGTATCCGACTACGCGGTATATGTATATAACGTAGCTACCTTCCTTGCCGCCTGAAACAGAGCCATCCGAGCCGTTAAGGTTGATATAGATGTCATCACTCATGCGCGTTATGGTGTTGCCCGACCATTTCGCTGCGCCGCCAATGATTTGATACATCGCCCCAGACGCCCACTTATAGAAGGTCATTGAAAATTGCTTAATTGAGTAGTCTGTATACACTCTCGTGTGTCCTAGTAACCAATCGCCCTCTTTTTTTGTATAAAACACATCGAAGTATTCGTAGTTTTCTATGTCATCGCTAAGCGTGATCGTGCCATTAGTTCCGCTCGAGTTGTCGTATAGTATCTTCGCGCCGTGAACCGTGTTGCCATCCTTAGTGAGCTCATTTAAAAAGTCCGCACTCATAGCAGAGACAAACCCTTCGACCGCTGAAGGTTGCCCGAATGCGATACCGTGGCCACCTGCCAAGAAGTCCATAGTAATAAAGGACTTGGATATATAGCTTGTAGCTGTGACTGTGGCCAATGACGAGCTGATAGACGTGCCGTAAGTATCAACAAGCGTAACCTTGATGTCGTACTGATACTCAATGCTTATGTCAGGGATTACAACTGTTGATGTTGTGCCTTTGCTGCCTGATGGAGTAGCTGCCAAATTGGCTGTAGACCATGTGGTCGAATCAGTTTGCTTGTATTGTACGGTCAGGCTCTTAACAGTGTTAGAACTACTAATCGTGGTATCTACAGACCAGTCAACCGTCACTTTGCCGTAAGGCTCGCGGTCGCTGCCCGTACCTTCTGCGTCGCAGCGAATGGCTGTCACATTAGAGATTGTGGGCCCAATGTATTTGAGTTTCCATACAGCGTAGAGTGTGACTGCGCTGTTGGATGTATAGCTTGCGCCAGCCTTATACGTGGCAGACGTAGCACTTGAAGATGTTGCCCAGCCCAAAAACTCATAGTTAGTACGTGTAGGCGTTGTGCTCGAGAGCGTTAACGTCTCGTCATACCACTTGGTTTGACTGCTTGGCGCACCCGAACCACCATTAGCGTTATATTGCACGCTGTAAGATGGTCGCGCTGGGATGGTAATAGTTCCGCTTGTGCTGTCTGATTCGCCTAGGCCACCATAACCGCTGACTGTTTCACTCTCTGACGTAACTTGCCAGCCAACGTTGTAGGCCGAGTGTCCACGAGATAGCGTAAGAGAGCCAGAACAAGACGCCGTAGTTTGATATGTGCCTGTTGTGTATCCTGCATTGGTGGCAACCTGGCTACCGTTAATATAACATCTGACCCTAACGCCATACTGATACCAAGGGCCAAACTTATAGCTGCCACTGACGCTAATTGTTGTTGATGTATTAGTCTGGGAGGATACCCAACCGCTACCTTGTACATTACCCTTAGCCATGTTACTCCACCCACTTTAAGCCGACATTGTGTGACCCGTCTCCGAGATAATCGGTACCTTCGCGCTCATACCAAGCGAAGCCGCCAAAGCGTAGCGTTTTGCTTACTGTGGCGTTTGAAATGACGAGCTCTTGATTAGACATATTGGCCACCACAACGCCAGCGTCACTAAAGGACACATTCTCGTTGTCGATGTTTACAGTCGTAGAGGATGAGGACTTACCAATAGTTAGACCTTGGGCGCTCATATTGAGCCACATTTTGACTTCACTGTTTAAGTTTTCAGTCGCTTCGTTGGCTGACGCTATCTGGTCTGTGAGGGATGTATTAACCGAGTCCAGCGACTCGTTGGTGGCATAGTTGGCTAGCTTATTGTCTGTGTTGGTGTCAGCTTCGGACACGATGCTAGACGTTACTGTTTGGCTTAACGATATAGTGCCATGATCAAGGTCAATTACGTTGTCTCCACACACTAAGCGGCCTACCGTTATCAAGTCCGCAGTGAACCCGTCTCCTGTGCCAAATGTGCGCCAGTTCCATTCACCGCTTGAGGTCTTACTATTGGCGATTCTGAACGCGCCGCCTAGTATCTGAATAGCCTGCGTTGGGTTCTGGCCTACTGGCTTATCGTAAGTAATTATGCCTTCGCCTTGTGTCCAATAGGTGTATCCGCCTGTGGTGTTGAGCTGCGTATTCAGGTTGGCAATTACCTTGTTAAGATAATCCTCGCCAACTGTTGCCGCGCCATCCCATGACGCAGAGTGATTCTTAATCCAGTTAAGGTCTGCTCGCGTAGACGATATAACATCCCCGATTAGGCGAGATGTGTTACCCAACGTAATCTCGGTAAGCTCCTCGTTAAATAGGTAGCGCTTAACGCTTAGTACGCGAGCTGTCAGGCGTTCGTCTAAGTCTTTATCACGTATCGCGACTACATCTCCTGCACGGACATCCTCGAACGCATACCCATAATCTGCTAGGTCGATAACCGTTGCCGTGTACTCAACGCGAGGCTGCTTTACTGTCTCCAAGTATGCTTTAGTGAGCGTCAGAAGCTCGGTCGCATCCTCGCAATCGCTGAACTCAACCTTACCGAATGAGTGCTTGATATTCCCATTCGCATCTAAGTGACCCCACTTGAGCTTTGCGTCCTCATCGCAAACATAATCCAGACCACCGTTAACATCCCCGAATGTGAGCTTGCGTTCATATCCGCCAGTCCACTCTCCATTATCATCGAGATTCTGGAGGCCTTTGCCGTATCCGTAACAAGCTGTAATCACATCATCGCTAGATACTACCCGTTGGATGTTCTGCATATCCTTCTCATATGAGAAGTATTTGCCGTTGTCCTCACCTCGTTGAGCATGAATATTGAACTTGCGAGCTGATACACCCTCGCCACTTACCTCTATTGTCGTAGAGAACTCACCCGACCACGTATCCAGCACATCGGATAGAGCTTCGTAAGCCGACTCGTGATAGAAGTTCGTGGTCTTGAGCCCGAGGTCAGTTGTTGAGCCTACCTGCCAGCGTGTAACACTTAACGCCTTAGTTAGAGCATCCTTCGCGCTATAATTGGCGCAACGTAAGTCCTCTACGTAGTCAAGCATTACTTCCGTGATTGAGTTTTCGCAATACGCTGTCTCGTAGAGTAGCCCGTCCTCTGTGTGGTCGCTAGTGACTTCGTTAACGATATGTTCGTGCCACTCGTTCCACTTATCCTTCCAGACGATTCTTTGCCCTTTGATTAGACCGCATTTAGGCAAGGATATAGTGAGGCTATCTTCTCCGTTCACTTCGTCCATGTGTACCGCTGATATTACATCCGTAAGCGTGGATAATTGCTTACCCCACCTGTCGTAAAGATAGAAAATCATAACCAGCGCTCCGTATAGTCGAATGTACCCGTGCCGCCTGTGATGGTGACCTTTTGTTCGCCTAACGCGAGGGAGAAGAAGTCGCTTACCTCGATATTTATAGGCGCATAGTTGCCGTTAACTGTGCAGAGCTGCTTTTCGGTGTCTACGATTAATGTAGCGCCTGACTTGAGATTGTCTACTTGGATAACCTCGCCTGTAGGAGCTGTTAGCTTGACTGTCGTTGCTGTGGTCTTAACCGTGAACGTGGGGTAGACGTATTCGCCGCCTTCGATGGTTACTGTGTCTCCTATGGTTTCGGTGTGGGTCTGCCCGTAGAAGAACGGGTCATACGCGCGGAAGGTTAGTTCAATCGCGCCTCGGTAGCCTAGTAGCTCGATGTTAGATTCACCAACCAACATAGCGTTAATGTAAATATCGCTGTTAAGATATAGCGGCTTTGGCTCATTCTTGGCAACCTTATCCGATACACTTTTCCATGCCTCGAATATGTCAACTGGACAGCGCGATTCTGCGTTAATTGCCAGCTTGAGTGTTATGTCTCTAGTTAGTACTTTTCGCAGCGCGAAGTAAGCTCCTGGTCGCTTCGCCAGCTCCTGTGATACTGCGTCAATCTCTGGTAACAATGGGATAGATATGTCGTGAATCTCGAAGGTGTCTGATAGATTCTCATCGTCATATACTATCCCACTGCATCCAATCTCTGATAAGTTTGGTCGCATTAAGCAAACGTCCTTTCGCGCCTTGCCCATTCTGTGTATAGGCCAGCCGCGATATTCTTGCCTGCCTCAACTGCTGATGCCGCCGCATCTGTCACAGTGACATTCAAGCTGATGTTCATTACAGTGCCGCCGCTAACCTTAATACCGCTATTGTTGCCCGAGCGTGAGATTCCAAGCGTTGGATTGAGCGACATTGCTTCCGACATGCGGTCAGCTTCTGCCTCGATGTCCTTTTCGGTTGACTGCATACCGATAATGGCACCTTCGCCGAACCACACGCCGACCTTCTTAGTCTCCTTAGATGGAGACGCGATGTTAAGTGCGCTCTTAATGGCGCTTAGTGCCGACTTACCGATGTTCCACGCTGCATCCCACAAGTTAACGCTACCCATACCCGAGCTAAAGCCTTGAGTGAAGTTCGCGCCAGCCTGTCGAGCTGATACGCTACTAATGCCGGATTGAGCTTGATTAGCTACTGTGCGACCTTGGCTATTAGCATTGCCAGACCCACTCCCGATGCCAGAGGCAAACTGGCTAGAGGCATTAGAGCCGATAGTTCTGGCACTAGAAGGTAAGCCGTTAATCTGGTTAAGTACACCCGTTGATACATTGCTCATACTGGTTGTGGCTGTGCTTGAGTTGTTGCTTATGCCATTGGCTAGTCCTTGGTCTATGTTCTGGCCTATCTCCTGCATGACAGTAGACGGAGAGTGGATGCCGAAGAAGTTCTTAATCTTATCCAAGATAGATTCACTGCTAGATTCCGCCGCTTCGAGCGCCTCGCCGCTGTTAAGTCCAGCCGCTGTGCCTGCGTCCATGTTCGCGCCTAGTTGAGTTGCTGCGTCCGTGGCCGTGCTGGCGTTGGCGTTGATGCCATCTGCGAGCGATTGTGGCACCTGAATACCGTAGTTGTTGCAGCTGGTTACAATCGAGCTCAACGACCCGTCAAAGTCAGTCTGTAGGCCGTTAAGCTGCTCCTCTGACAGCTCTCCGAAGTCGCTCATGGCTGTTCCGCATGATGCTAGTGCTGATTCTAAGGTGTCGAACTTACCCGTAGAGTTCGTGATCATGTCTAGCAACTTACTCTGTGTCGTGGTAGCCGAATCAGTAGCGGCCTGTAAATCGTCCACATCTGACTTTAACTGGTGATAATTAACCGAGGCTTCGTCTGCGATAACTGGGAAGTCACCTATCCATATACCGAAGCCTTCCTCTGCTTCTGATAGCTTGTTGGTGGCTTCCTCAAGGCTTAACTGGTCTTGAATCAGCTGTTGCGTTACCTGTGAATACAGCGCACGAGCTGCTTCCGCTTGAGCTTCTTGCTTGTATGCGTCTGCAACCGCAAGGATAGAGTTAGCATTATCCGACAGTCTACCGTTCTCTGCATCTAATATCTCAATATTAGAGCCTGTAAGCTCGTTGAAGTTAGCTACCGCATCACGTAGCTTCTCTTGCTCCGCGCGAGTGAGCTTAATCTTGTTGCCGTTCTCGTCATACGCGCCCGAGAGCTTGGTGATTACTCCAGAATAATAATCAACCATGGCACTGTTAGCGCCTATCTCCTGGAAGGTGGTTGTCATGTTAGAAGCTAAGTCAGCTTGCGCCTGTAGGCAGTCCTCTGCGCTTAGTGCGTTAGAAGTGAGCGCTACCGTGTTGTTGTCTACCGATGCAGTGAATGGCTCGATGTTCAGCACAGCTGTACTGTATGCGGTATCAAGCGAAGTTACAGACGAGCTTAACCCAGTAGTCGCATCCTGGACGAGCTGTGCCCTATCGAACCACTCCGAAAACTCCTCATTTACTTGCGCTGCGAGGTCTACCAGTAGGCCTATTGCTGTAGCCTTACATGCTGCGTTAAGTAGTTTGGTAGCCTTGGTTGCCTTGGTGGTAGCGGTAGCGGACGCTTCTTGTGCGCTCGTTAGCTTAGTAGTGGATGCCTTAGCTTTGAGTGTTGCAGTATCGGCGCTGTTGAGACCTGACGTAAGTACGCCTAATTTCTGCACACCTTTGCCCAGCATTACGATTAAACTACCCGTGCCAGATGTCAGCTTGCCGACAACTGTAATTACGGGCCCGAATGCAGCTGCCGCGGCAACCATGCTTACTATCTGCTTTTGTTCGTCCTCATCTAAGCTGCTAAAGGCTTCGGCAGCTTCCTCTACCTTCTGAATAACTGGCTCTGCTGCGTCCACAAAGTCCAAGGCGGCGTTAACCAACGGCACGCCAACTTCTTCCGCAACTGCCGTTACTCGGTTCTTTAACATCTCCAACTGCGAGGAGAGCGAGGCGTTGCGGTTGTCAACCTCATTCTGTAGCGCAGTGTTCTTTTCCCACTCGTCATTAGAGAGCGCGACAGCCTTAGCCACAAGCTCGGAGTTGCCAGCCATACGCTTCATGATGTCGGTCTGGCGGATGGAATCTATGCCCAGCTCCTCCAACATAACAGACATGTTGCCACCTTCTGCGGTGGTTTCTTCCATACTGGATAAGAGCTGGGAGAGTGCCGCTACTGGGTCGTTCTTCCAAGCCTCCGAGAAGTCCTGTGAACTCATCTTCGCTGTAGCTGCCCAGTCGGCCAGTGATTCGCTATTCGTTGCAACGGCCTTGTCAATTGTTGACATAATCGTGGAGATGGCCGTGCCGCCAGCCTCCGCCTCAACACCTAAGGAGCTCAACGCAGCCGCCAGACCTAGGATGTCAGCTTGTGACATGCCTACTTGAGTGCCAGCCGCAGCGATACGCATGGCCATGCTGGAGATGTCTGATTCGGTCGTGGCCATGTTGTTGCCTAGACCTACAATGGCAGAGGCATAATTGCTGACCTGCGTGTGTGCCATCTTTGTAATGTTGGCGAACTGCGCCATCTCGGTGGCTGCTGTCTCTGCGTCCATATTGGTAGCGATGTCGAGGCCGCTTGTAACACGCGAGAACTCATCAAGCTCATCTATCGCGAAGCCAAGTTGCGCGCCAAGGGATTGAATATCTAGAATCTGCGATGCGGATACAGCATTAGTCTTACTGAACTCAATAGCTGCTTGCTTGAGGGATTGATATTGCTCCTCCGTTCCGTCTACGGTCTTTTTGACACTTGTTAAGCTATCGTCAATATCAATTGCCGCCGATGCACACGCAGCCGCAGCCGCGGCAATTGGTAATGTTACCCCCTTGGTTAATTTTGTGCCAAACGCTGACATCTTCTCGCCAGCGGAATAGACCTGTGCGCCGAACTCTGCCATCTTCGCGCCTGCGTTAACCAGCGCAGAGGAGACTCCGCCCATCTGTGAGACAGCGGTAGTCTTTAGCTTCTCTAAATCTGCCTTAGCCTTAGCAACCGCCTTGGAATTGTATTCGCCAGATATGGCGATTGTAAGTGATGCTTTGCCCATTATGCCTGCTCCAATACTTCGTTGATGGCGGTCGTGATATTCGTTAAGACTGTGTCTTGGTTGCGATTAACCGCATTGACCATTACACGCGGGGGATAGCTCCTATTAGGTACACCAACTGGGAAGCTCGACATCTTCCGCGCATTGGTGCGCTTGTCCGACCTAGACGGGATGTAGGTCGCTCCACGGTTAGCAAACTCCTTGACGGGAGCTGCTGGGTCATCGGACTTGAGAACGTATTGGGTGCCTGATTTTCGGCTGGCAATAGATAGCGAGCTGGCGTATGTGCCATCGTCTTGAATGTAATGAGCGTAGGTTCTGGCAGTGTTGAGAACTGGGCTAGCTGCCTTCTTAAGACCTTCTATCATGGCCTTTTGTAGGCGCGTGTCGGCTTCTTTAAGATAACTCATTAAATCAGAAAGACCATCTATCTGCACTGCGAAGTTCCCATAATCTCCGCTGCTAAAGTAGATGGTCTCTGTGTTCATTATTTCCCCAACCTTTGCCGTATCTTCTGTAATCTGTCGTTACGTGTGCGCTCTCTCCGCTCCCTGAATGATTCCTTTTTCTCTGCCTTTCGCTCTATTCGCGCTAGAATCGCCTCGGAGTAATACCAATAAGCCTCTGGATATTCGTCAGCCGCTCTGCACAGTCCGTAGAGGTCTTGACCAGATGCCAGCGCCACACGCGCGATGTCAAAGGCTAGGCCTTGGCTAAAGGGAGCGAATCAGGTTCTACATCATCGAGATAGATGGTTATTTTGTCTGCGACCTCAATAGCACTGTCGTAGGTCAACTTCTTTGGGAGGTTGTACTTGTCGAGCAATCCAGCCTTTTTAAGTCCGTACCACGCCCACGCAATGGAATGAAAGAAGTTATGCTCGCTCTCGTCCTCTACGTTGTTCTGAACCCACTTGAGAGCCAGGATGTAGCTACCTGCCATTACTTGCACTATCTCGCCAGTTCCGAGTTCCGGCGAGTATACGTTCAAATTCTTGGTTAATCCGTACTGCATGTTGTCCTCCTAGTTAGTTATTAGGCGTAGCTCGCTACGTCATTGGTAACTTTGAATGTAATCGGGGAATCGCTCTTAGACGCAACGCCGATATTTGCGAAGTCGAATTGGAATTCAGCTGCACCGCCTGACGGGTCAACGTCTGGGAACTCACAAGTGAATGGCACGCGGCTTGCTGTGACTTCAAGCGTGTAGTTGGAGTTCTTGGAATGCTTAAACGTCCACTTGAATGAGCCATAAATCATCTCGCCTGTTGGCTTAGTGCCTGTTGCGCTTCCTGTGATTGCCTGGCGATACTGTGTTGCATCGTCTGGCTTGATAGTCACACTGCCAGATGTGGTGAGCTTACCTTCCTCGACATCTCCTGGCATAATCTCGCCAGCTAGTGGGTCGGCGCTTAGGCTGTTGCTTAGAGAGATGCTGCCCTTGGTAACTGGAGCTGCAATCGGTGTGCCTGATGCGGTATCAACCAAGAATTCGCCACCTGTCGGGACAAAGTAGCCATCAAAGCATGACGGGTCTACAGTGCCAGGGAATGAAGTCAATCCCATAGTTGCATCAAGACCGATGCAAGTAATACCCCAGTCAAGCGGCTGGTTGCCCTCGAACGACATCTCCAAGGTGTCTATCTTGCAACCCGATGTCTGGGTGTACTCGTTACCGATGCGACCCCAGAAGGTGAGATAAGGTAAGGTGTTACCCAGTGTAATAGTGTGAGCGTATTTAGCCGTGCCAGCGCTTCCGCTATTGGCAGCCGATACGATGTTGCCCATGGCTGCGAATACATACAGAGGCACAACGTCCGCATAACCGTAGGTCTCGAAGTCTACGCCCGGGATTACACTCTCCACATAGGAATCAATTCCAGTACGAATTCCGCATGTAATCTCTGCTTCTGCAATGGTGCGGTCGAGCTTGAAGGTTTTTCCGCCTGTCAAGCCATGCACATATGTAGGCTTAGTGGCTGGTGTGGCCTTGTCGGCTTGCTTCGCTACACCGATTAAGCCAATGGATGTATTAACCATTAGTTCTCCTTAGTCTTAGTCTTTTTTTGTTCTCGAAGCAAGCCAGCGTTCTTGAGAATAGCGAGCGTTTTTAGGTCGCTCTCTACTTCTTCGCCCTGCTTGTATTCGTACTTAATACCGTCAACAATGGCGGTGAAGTCAGTTGTTGCAATCATTGATTAGTCTCGCTATCTCGTTTGGACACGCTGAATATCGCGTGCAGTTAACAATTAGCTGTGCTGCTGCTATGTAATACTTGGAACTATCTGCCGAAGTAGACGCTGCACCCATGGATACTGTGGAGTTGTCAACTGTGTCCGCTAGCATTGGGTCTGCCATGATCGTGTTAATCACTACATCGACATAACTCATTAACGTGGCGTTGGCTTTATCTCTGCTCGCATGTTGAGCAAACAAAAATAGATTGATGCTCCAGTTAATCTGCTGATGCCCCATGGAAGCGCCGCCGCTTGTACCTATGTTGTCGGCTATCTCATCAACCGCGATATAGGCTGGCGGCTCATTCTCGGGGAAGCCGACATACACCTGCGGAATCATTGCATCCCCATACAAGGCCAGCACATCGGACGATTCAAAGCATCTCCGCAGCCTGTCCGCCAGAATATCCCTACTCCTTAATGCCTCTACCATGCTAGGCGACCTCCGAAGCCGAACGCCTCAATAGCTGCGTTAACTTCTGGGATAGATGTCGCACCGTCACGCCCTGCGATTGTGAAATGGATATACCCAGCTTCTGAACTCTCGCCAGTTGCCCCGATGGGTCGATTGCTTGGACGCAGTGTGTAGGTGGCAAGCGTCAACACAGCGCGAGAGACCTCCGCTGGTATTGAATCGCGTCCATAGATATACTCAACAAATCGTGGATACGCGCCTTGATGCTGGCATTCTAGCTGTGTGCCTGATACCTGTGTGTATCCATCGGTTAAGACCTCTGTCACATCGCAATGCTCAAGCGTTAGAAGCTCGTCTCTGCCGTAATCCTTGGTTCTGCCTATACGAGGCACGAACGAACGCCCAGCGGCTTGTTCGAACACTTCCTCCGCAGCTTGTCGAGCTGCCCACAAGGTTTCTTCTGGGAGCGTGTCGAAGATGTCTCTACCGTCTCCGTAGTTCATGATGTCGCTGATGCTGCAATAGTGCCTAGACACAACGTTAGCGGCTGTTTTGTAAGCCGCCACGCTAGAGCCTGATACCAACCACTCGATGTCGACATAATTAGGTGCACTCAATGACAGAGGGAAGGAGAAATGGCCATCTGCGCAATCGATAATCTGGCTATCTCCGAACCGCGGGAGGACACGCACGGCCGTAATAGCCGCGTCAGTATCAAGCTCGAGAGTGACGGCTTCGTTGGCCGCGATAGTTAGTGTTGTGTCTGGCGCTACTAGCATCTATTCAGCTTTCTTGGTTTTGCGGCCTTTTTTTGGCGCTTCTGATTCGGCTGCTGTTTCAGATTCCTCAACGGGTTCTTCGTCCTCAACCACCTCGCCAGCTTCTTCTGCGCCCTCGATAGCTTCCGCCTCGACCAGCTCTGCATCTTCCTCGGTAGGTGCTTCTGGTTCCTCGATGGTTTCCTCTGTCTGCGGTTCTGGCTCTGCGACCTCTGCGGTCTCAAGTAAGCCAAGCGCTTCCGCCTCCGCCTCGGTCATGGTCTGCCCCTTGAAGCAGACCAGTCGACCGTCACGTTCTATGCGCTTAGGACAGACAAACATTATTTGTCCAGATTCTCTTTAGTCGCATAGCACAAAGCATCAGGGTAGATAACCTGATATGCTGCTGTCTGCTCTGCAAGGATTGAGAGCTCGTTCTTGATGAATTGGTCGTTGTAATAACCAACCTCAACGGTCAAGCCGTGAACTGGACGTACACGAGAAGCGAAGGAATCATATACAAGGATGCCATCGCAATTGATGTCCTCGATAACTTGCATACCCCAGAGAGTATCCCCCGAAATGGCTTGATATAGGCCAGTCTCGGTCTTGTAGAGGTCGATTGCCTCTTTAATCTCTGGCGATAAGCAAACATGGGTAGGGATGCGGCGTGCGGTGGTCATTACCTTAGTGCGCATCTTGCGGATGGCCTCGAAGTACAATCCGCCAACTGCATCGGCGAAGCTAAGAATGCCAGGAGTGTTGATTGCGCCTACAATACCGCTTGAGTTAGAGCCCTTCAAACAACGAGCGTCTGTTGCCTCGCGTACATCAAGCACAAGGTCATTCTCAATAATGCCCATGAGCTCGTCATAGTCACGGAGAGTGTCCTTAGATACTGGAACATAACCAGCGATTGTCTCTTTGACGGCCGTTGCGTCATTCCAAGCATAGATAACTTGAGCCTTGGTAGCAGATGTGCCATCGGTTACGCCGCCCCAAGTTCCAACCTCGCCAGTCTGTGCGGCACGTTGCTTGTAATGTACATCGCCTTGAGCTGGGGTTGAAGGAATGGTGCTGATGAAGTTATTGAATAGCGATGGAGACTTGGAAGGTAAAGCCAACTCAATCTCGGTCGGTGCGCCCACAGTCACTACTGATGTAGCGTTGCGATAACCCATCTCAAGTCCACGGAATTCATCGCGTGCACCAAGTACACTCTCACCGAGGCGTGTAGAGTTCTTAGCGACTTTAAGCTCATTGCGGAGCTTATCTTCCTCGTCTAGGACATGCTCTAAGGTGATGTCCAATTGCTTGATTTGACCTTCGACAACAAGTGCCTCATCGGTCTTATTTTCGGCCACTAAGGCCGCTTGGTTGTCCGCCAATCGTTGGCGTTCGGCGAAAAGCTGCTTAGAGTTTTTCATTCGTTTCGTCCTTTCGATAGATACGATTGCCTAACACGATTGCAGCCTTTGCAACCGTTGTTTCCTTAATAGTAGAGTCCTCGTGAGATTCGTCCGTAGGCTCTGGGTCTGGCTCTGCTGGCTCTGGGTCTACGTCCTCGATTGTTTGCGCGATATTTACCGCTTCTGGGATGTGCATGTAGTCCTTCGCTACTTCTGCATCCAGACAAGCTGCCAATCGTTGAGATGTCTCGATAACCTCATCGCATAAGCCAGCTTCAAGCGCCTCCGCGCCTGTGTACCATGTCTCCGCATCCATAGCGGACTTAACATCTTCCACAGTCTGTCCGCTGCGGTTAGCCAGAATTAGCGCGATTGAATTGTCTATACCGTCCAGACGCTCTGCCATCGTGCGGAAGTCGTTCTTGTTGCCATATTCAAAGGTAGACGCGTTGTGAATCATGATGAAGGCGTAATCATTCATGGTGACTGTATCGCCCATGGCAGCGATGTAGGAAGCTGCGGAAGCTGCGAGACCATCTACATACACCGCAACCTTGCCTTCATAACGCTCAATCGCGGACGCAATGGCGAAGCCTTCGTACACATCGCCGCCGCCGCTGTCGATGTGAAGCTCTACATCTTTCGGCGAGAGCTCATCTAATGTCTTGCTGAAGTCCTTAGCGGTGTTAGACGATTCTTCATCCCACCAATCCGACCCAATGGTGCCGTAAATGTAGACCTTGACTGATTCAGCCTCGTTCTTGACCTTGAACATAATTAACCCTTCTGTTGGTTGCCGTCTGCTGGTTGCTTTGCGTTATTGCTATAGACCGTTACGCTGCCATCTGCCTCAACTGTGCCGTAATTAAGCGGTAATAATGGCTTCTCTAATCCCTCAATCGGGTTCATATCCTCGAACTCGCGTACGTCTGCGCGTGTATACGTACCGCTATAGACCATTTCGCGATAATATGCCGAGCGTGAAGCATCATCGCCACGCATCAGACCGCGCAAGTTGAACTTGAGCGCGTGATTGCTCTCGCCGCGAGCCTCAAATATTGGAGTGAACGCCTGTTCTATCGCTCTAACGTCTGGAATCATGGTATCGGTCACATAGTCGATGTTCATTTGCTGCGAAGATGAATAAGTTGTGCCCGTGGTCTTGTAGACCTTCCATGGGGGAACATTAGTTGCCCTGCAAACTTGGTCTAGCACCCATTCTTGCTGCTCAATTAGCGATGCATCTTTCATGGACATAGTATCCGTGACCCATTTTGCGCCCTGGCTAAATATCGGCGTTTTTCCTGCGTTGTTTACGCCTGTTTTTGCGTCTACGGCTCGCTTTAAGTCGTCCGCCTGCTCCTTGTTAATCTTGCCCGGGGGAAGCTCAACGTGCCCGAAGTGATGGTTGCCATTTTTAAGCATCGATTTGTAGAAAAGCTCTAGGTCAACGCTCAAGCCGATTTCTTCCGCTGCCAATTTCGCCAGCGACACGCCTTGAGTGCCGTTTTTGGTGATGTTGGTCTTAATGGCAACTATCTCATCATAGAAATAATTGCCTGCTGGCGTGTACTGGTCTCCGCCTAAGCTGTATACAGTCCTTCTGCCCTCTGGTCGGCTGCGGTCATAATCTCTATAGACCGAGCAAGTAACTGGGTAGATGTGCTGAATCTCGTTCTTGTACCACTCGATGCGCCAATAAGCCGTGCCGAAGGTGTCACAGCGTAGGCGATGCCAGTTAAGGAAGTCAATTGCCGTCATGTCCTCATTTGGCATACCATTGAGGAGCTTCACTAATGGATGATTCGGCACTCGCTCGCGACCATCCTTGACTACTGTTATAGGTAATGAAGCCAGCGAACGCGCTTTTGTCTGCTCACAAGCTGCATAATCAACGCTCATTAGCGCACCGTAGCCGCCTACAGTGTTAAGGCTTAACAATGGCGTATCTATGGTGGTAAGTTGTGGTTGCACCACCGTATCTTCTTTGCCGATTATGGCATTCCAGATTCTGCCCACGGGCGCTCCTTTCAATTCTGAATGGATTATCGCCCGTGCGTGAGATTAGTCATTGAGTGGCACGTACTCCGTCTGCCCTTCAAGCAACTTGTGATACGCCAGCTCTGCCAGTGCCAGCGCAATTGCAGCGTCTATCTTGTCGCGATTCTTGTTCTTGCCGAATCTAACGCCATACGCGCCTTTATCGTCCTCGACTGTGTTCAATAGATGCCGTTGTAGCTTTGGGCAACCTTTCAAGCGCAATGTCTTATCTTTCACGCTGTTAGTTACCAAGCTAGAAGCCGCGCACATGGTCGCATTATTCTGCGGAAAAGACACTGTCTCCAGTCCGTAAGTGTCCTCTAGGTGGTTAGCCAGGAGAATCAACCTGTTTGGGTCTATCGCGATTACGTCTGGTTGGTGCTCGTTGGCTAAATAGGAGATAAGCTGTTCTATCTCTGACAGCTTATAATGCCCCGTCTCTGGGTCTGGCTCATCGAATACCCATTCCGCCGTATTTTCGATAATTTTGCCGTTTTTTTCTACCTGCTGATAAGCAATAATCGCGAACGCATCTCCAGATGTTGCGCCGTCTATACCCATCGTCCACGGCTGGGAGAAGTCGAACTCGTTCTTGTATCGGCTACAGCTCTTAATCTGCGATTCCTTGAAGCATGAGTAACCGCCCTTAACGGAAGGGAAGCGGTTAGCCGTGTAGCGCTCAAAGGATGTCTGACTGGATGCAGAATTCTTCTGGTCTTGAATTGATTCCCAAGTAACCCATGAAGCAACCATCATCTTCTTCCAGGATGATTTGTGCTCGATATTGTCCTTATCGTCCAACCCGAGCCAGTAAGTATACATGGCTGGGTCTTTATCCACCTTCTGCAATAATTCCCAAAGGAAGCCTTCGCGCGATTCGCCTGCGGTTGTGATGCCAATTGTAAGCGGATTATTGAGGACTTTTTGCCCCTTAAGACCTGATGCCCATGTCTTATCATCTCGGTAGACGTGCAGCTCATCGAATATCAGCACATTAAGATGCCAGCCTTCGAGCGCATCCGCCTTATTCGGGAATACGATTATCTTTGCGCCAGTCTCTTTGTGCTGTATCACACCCTTAGTAGCCTCCCACTGTTGCGCCCAGAGGTCATTGAGTCTAATCATGGTCTTAATCTTGTCGAATATCTTTTGAACTTGGTCGATTGTCGAAGCCACAACGCCGTATTCGCCGTTATGCACGACTTCCATAGTCGCAATCGTCAGCACCAATGCCGCCGCGAGCTCTGTTTTGCCTAGTCCTGACGGCAACCCAAGCAATACGCGCTTGAATCTACGCTGGAATCGTCCGTCTACCATCTCACCACTTGCAAATATCGGCTTCCATATGTTTTCGCGCTGAAATGGCTCTAGAAGGAATGGTTGCCCATAGTAGCTGTCATTCGCGACATGGTGGCACATCGAGGATAAGCATCTTTCATAGTCTCGCGCAATTCTCAATCCCTCTGGAGAGTAGCTAGTTTCTGTTCGCTTCATACTCTGCCTCGGTAATTGTTATCTCGTACTCTGATTCTGGAAGGTCATAAGCCGCATCAATAGAGCTAAACATCTTAGCGGTATCCGCCGCCGTCTTAACCTGTTGCGCGTCCATCAAGCCAATACGCGACCTAGCCAACGGAGACACGCCCAACATATCGGATAAGGCGCGTATCTCTGCACTAGCTTCCTTGAGCACTTGTAATGCTGGAGACTTGCGCACCAATGGCACTTCGCGACCGCTGCCGTCCTTAAATGGCTTTACACCTATCTTATCGAAGATGTTTATCTTGCCGCTATCAGAGTGTAGAACCGTCATTGCTTGAGCTGCGACTGCGTGCCAGTACACAAGCAAGCGAATGTTAGGTATATCCGCCTCGCTGAACTGGTTCACTGGCGGCGCAATCCACGCCCAGATTTCCGCCTGCACTGGGTCTTGCGCGATGTCGCTAGGCATACCTACGCCTATACGCTCGGTTGTTATCTTGTTGTAAGCATCTTTTACGCCGCGGCGGATTGCGTCTTGCTTGGGTTTTGCTCCTTTCATAAGTTTTCCTCCCTCAAAGCTGCCTCAAACTTAGCCGCCGCATTACCCAAGGCAACGCACAGAGGAGCTGTCGCACACATAGATGCGCGAGACAAGTCCGCCGCGCTGATGTGAGCTTGCTCTATCGTCCTGTCGATGTCTCGCTTGGTCATTTGGTGAGTTACGGAAGGGGAATCGCCTGAACCTGCGTTATATCCACGCGCCGCACGCTGTCTGCATTTGTCTCCACAGTAACGGGAAGTTTTGCGCTGTGCCACATATTCCTTACCACAGATTTCACATTGCCTAATCATGATTAGGCCTCGAACTCATAGCCGCATGAAGGGCATGTGCATGTTTTACCCTCTGATTTTTCTCCATCGTTCTGTAGAAGCTCCTCGTCTACATCTTTCATTGCGTATGCCTCGAAGCCGAAGTTATCCCAATCGGCGTTAAGGTTATCCATATCTTCAACAAGCGCATTCCAATCGAATTCACTACTTAATGTGGTCTGATTGTGTACATGAGTATAAATTCGGCGTTGTTCGTCTGTTAGATGGTCGAGATAGATTACTGGAGCGGTTTTAATGTCTAGTTTTTGGAGCGCCAGAACTCGTCCATGTCCTTCGACTATTTCCATTTCGTCAGATTCGTTGTGCCAGACGGCCACTGGGTCACAGTTGCCGAACTCGGAGATACTATTGGCTATCTCGTCTATTTGTTTTTGTGGATGTTTTTTCGCATTATTTGCATATGGGATTAAGTCGCTGATAGCAACTTCATATATTCGGAGTTCTGGCTGTGGTCGCATTGGTAATCCTTTCACTTCTGCGAAGGATTATTGCGCTCGTGTGAGATAGCGTGACTGCCTTAGCGTGACAACTTTTATTTTTTGGGCGCACCCCCCCAACTTTCAATTTTGTGAGGCGAGAAAAAAAAG